AAGGGACGCCGGAAGTTATTCGCATTAAAAATAGGCATGTTCGTTGTTGGTCCATACCCGCCGCAGACCCGATAGAGGATAGTTTCAGCAGTAACTTTACCGAGACAGACGACGACATTCCATTCTAGAAGGGCTCAATTAGGCATGACAAAAATAAAAGTTGAAAGAGCAAAACATCCAGAAGGTTGGACGAGATGGTGCTATCCAATAATGGATGACTATAAGCTAGTGTGTTGTGATTGTGGTCTTGTTCACGATATGGAGTTTCGCGTTACTGGGAGTTATGACCGTATAGAATTCCGCTCTCGCAGAAACAACAGAAGCACCGCACAAGTCAGGCGTCATAAAATTGACTGATCTAGGGGAAATATAAAGGTGCTACGATTTTTTGGTCCGCCGGGAACCGGCAAGACAACCACACTGCTCAACCTTGTCGATGATGCATTAGCCAACGGCATGGCGGCAAACGACATTGGCTACTTCGCCTACACCCGCAAGGCTTCCCACGAGGCACGAGATCGAGCCGTCGTCCGGTTTAACCTAGATGCGGATAAAGACTTCACCTACTTCAGAACCTTGCACAGTCTGGCTTTTAGATTGCTGGGTCTGACATCAAGTGACGTTCTATCCGAGAAACACTTGAAAGATTTCAGCAACATCATAGGAATTGATTTATCACAAGGGACAAAGAACGACGATGATGAGGGGTTTACAATCTTCCGCAGCGATCACCCCATGATGCGCGTTGCAGACTTGGCGCGAACCACGGAACTCGGACCTGAAGCCGCATACAATTGCAGCCAGCTTCACGAACCACGGCACTTCTTTCTGCATGTCTACGAAGAGTATGAGGCTTTCAAGAAACAAAATAATCTTCTGGATTTCACCGACATGCTCGTAAAGCTGTCGGAGCGCCCGGAAATATTTCCTACGTTCAAACTATGCTTTGTTGACGAGGCGCAAGACTTAACCCCTCTTCAGTGGCGCATAGTGGACACTCTAGATAAAAAATCAGAGCGTATGTTCATTGCAGGAGACGATGACCAAGGAATATATGCCTGGGCGGGCGCAGACATACACAGATTTATCGGCTTGCCGGGAAGCTCCGAAGTTCTATGCCAATCCTACCGCATCCCGCGCAACATTTGGAAGATCGCACAAAGAGTATCCGGTAGAATTAAAAAAAGACAGCCAAAGACGTGGTCCCCCAGACAAGATGAGGGCGTCGTACAACGAACCTATGACACTTACGGAATTAATTTTGCGCCGGAGGAAGAGTGGTTAGTCATGGCGCAAGCCAACTACATGCTATCTGAAATAGCAGGGGACTTGAAAAGACAGGGAGTGTTTTTTGAGAGGTATGGAGAGCCTTCTCTCGGAAAGAAAGTCCGCAATGCAATTTTTTCTTGGAACCATTTAACCTCAGAAAACAACGGAGAAATAAGTCTCTCCGAAGCTCAAAATCTTTTCAGCCATATGGGAACTGGAGAGGGCGCGGTACGGCGCGGGGGAAAGGCTCTGTTGAAGGCATCGCATGAGGACGACACATTTACCTTTGGAGTTTTATCCGCGCATTTTGGTTTAGACATTAGTTTAAATACCGACTGGCAAAGAGCCCTGAATAAAATAAAACCGGAAGATAAAGCTTACGCAGAAGTCCTGTTATCGCGTGGTGTAGACCTTTCAAAAAAACCAAAAATCCGACTGTCCACGATCCACGGAGCAAAGGGGGGAGAGGCGGATAACGTTCTTTTATATTTGGACCTTACCGGAAAAGCACTGGAAGAAATGGGCAGAAATCCCGATAATGCGAACCGCGTATTGTACGTAGGCGTCACTCGCGCAAAAGAACGTTTGATATTAAAATATCCCGAAGATCTACAGCGGGGCTGGAGTATATAAAATGATACCAGAGGAAATATTGAAAGAGGCGGCTTGCTTGATTGCTGGACAACGAGCCAAACAACACGGCAATTACACGGCCCTTCATTTACGCATTGCTGACTTATGGTCTTCTTATCTTAAATACAAAATTAGCCCGGAGCAGGTTGCGCTATGCATGGCGCTCGTCAAGATCGCTAGGGATGAAGTGGGAAATGAGAACCCCGACGATGCCATCGATGCCGCCTCTTATGTAGCCCTGTGGGGCGCACTGAAAAGTCGTAAATGAAAGCTCTTAAAAAACCAGTCTTCGGAATCCGCACGGAGTGGGTCCCGGTCTCGGACCTCCCGGCCACACCTGATGGCATCACGGAAATAGCTGTGGATTTGGAGACCAAAGACCCACGGCTCAAGTCCCACGGCCCTGGCTGGGCCACGGGGGAAGGAGAAATAGTAGGCATCGCCGTTGCCTACGAGGGCTTCAACGCCTACCTCCCCATAGCCCATGAGGGGGGCGGTAATCTAGATCGTAAAACGATTCTTAAATGGTTCCAGAAGGAAATCGCGGATAATCCATCTGATAAAATTTTTCACAATGCCGCCTACGACGTTGGTTGGCTGGGACAGGCTGGCATAGAGCTTCAAGGCCGCTTTTTGGATACGATGATTGCGGCCCCTATTCTGGATGAGAACAGACGCTTTTATTCTCTGAACTCGGTAGCTTACGATTATCTTGGAGAGATGAAATCCGAGGCATTGCTGCGTGAAGCCGCCCAGGAATTTGGGGTTGACCCAAAGGCAGAGATGTATCGTTTACCCGCCGGGTTCGTTGGCGAGTATGCGGAAGCGGATGCGCGCCTTACCCTGGACTTATGGAACCACTTCAAAAATCTCCTGTCGCAACAAGACTTGTGGCAAATTTTCAATCTCGAAACAGAAGTCCTTCCCGTGTGCATAGACATGACAAGGAAAGGCATCCGCGTTGATTTGGAGAGTGCGGAAAAACTCAAACAGACGCTTCTCAAAACCGTTAAGAAAATCCATCGGGACATTAAAAAGGAAACGGGCGTAGATGTTGAGCTTTGGTCCGCCGCCAGTGTCGCGAAAGTTTTCGACCACTACAAAATTTCGTACTCGCGCACCGCTACTGGGATGCCATCCTTCACCAAGAACTTCTTGAAAACTCACCCACACCCGATGGCACAACAAGTTGCCGAAGCTCGGGAACTGGACAAGCTCGGGAACACTTTCTTGAGCAGCATTTTTCGCTACTCAAAGAATGGTCGTATCCACGGACACATAAACCAATTACGCAGCGAGGGAGGGGGAACCGTTAGTGGGCGAGTATCAATGTCCAACCCAAACCTCCAGCAAATTCCGGCTCGCAACCCAAAGTTCTCGGGTATGATCCGGGGGCTATTCCTTCCAGAAGAAGGCGAGCAATGGGCCAGTATGGACTACACGCAACAGGAACCGCGCATCCTGGTCCACTTCTCAAGCCTCACGAACCATGGGTTGTCGGGCTCTGAAGATTTCGTCGAAGCCTACCGCAAAGAACCTAAAACAGATTTTCATCAGATGGTCGCGGATATTGCAAAGATAGAAAGGTCGGAGGCCAAGACCCTCAATCTTGCATTGATGTACGGAATGGGAGTCAACAGACTGGCAGAAACTCTCGATGTATCGGTTGAGGACGCCAAGGCCCTCATGTCCCAGTACCACGAGCGCGTTCCTTTTGTTAAAGAATTGTCGGATGTCGTACAGCGTCGTGTCAAAGACAACAAAAGCGGCGGCTCTATTCGGAGCCTGCTCGGGCGAAAGTGCAGATTTGATTTGTGGGAGCCGAATCTATTTGTGGCCTCACGCGCATTGCCACGGGAAGAGGCCCTCCATGAGTATGGCGATAACATTCGTCGAGCATACGTCTATCGCTCTTTGAATAGGTTAATCCAAGCGTCCGCAGCGGATATGACGAAACAGGCGATGGTCAATGTAAAAGAGGAAACGAGAAAAATACCCCTAGTTCAGATTCACGATGAGCTAGCCTACTCCGTGTCATCCGAGGATGACGCGAAGAATCTCTGCCGCATCATGGAAAATGCCGTAGAAATGGAAGTTCCGACTCCCGCTGATATAAAATTGGGAAAGAACTGGGGTAGCTTGCATACCATCCCGTAAAGTGCTATATTGTTGCCGAGGAGAAAACAATGAATCCGACAAAATGGAAAAGCGTCGTTGTGAGCATTGACGCCTACAAAGCCCTGAAATCACTTGCTGTCGCAAATCATCGAACGATCAGCGGGCAGCTTACGCACATACTTGAAGTCTACATGAGATGCGGGCTTGACAAGGATGATGATGAAACAAGAACCATTAGATGACATCCCACGCCGCAGGGAGAGCGTAACGGAAAGCGTTTTGGGGGAAGGCTTTTCTTTCGCCGTGACAGTTGGATTTCACCCGATTTATGGCTCCCCACTAGAAGTTTTCCTCACTCAACGCGGTAAGTGCGGCTCACCCCTTGAAAAAACCCTCTACGAAATCGGCGTGACCGCCTCCAAACTGATGCAGGATTACGACACCTCCGGGACTAAAATCAGGGTTTTGGAGGAAGAACTGGCTGAAGCGAAAGAAGAAAACTTTAAGTTAGGCCAGTTGTTGCAATGCAAAAACTTAGGGGGAAAAGAATAATTTCTATGAGCGGCTTGGCCCCTACCTGATGGGAACATGGCCCCCCTGGGGCCAAGTCAATCATCGCCCGAGCGATTGCGGAGATGGAAAATGTTAAAAAGGAGGTCGCCGGAGACCAAAAGATTGATGAGAACAAAAAAAACTAGACAATATGGATAAATAAAATGGTTTTTGCACATCTCGCACCAGTTGCATTTCTGATATTGGGACTAGCATTTGTCAATCTAATGGTTAACGTAACAGCATTAGTATCAAACAAAGACCAAGT